GTGAAATACCTCCCTTTTGTGGATTTGTCTGTTTGTCGACTTTTTGTGTTGGTGGTGAGTGTTGTGCAGCCTGAGCTTCCTGAGTCTCGTGAGTGGTGTGGGGAGACGCGTCGTTGGTGGAGTGTGTGGGGTGAGGATAGTCGCGCGCAGTACGTATCTGATGAGGAGTGGCTGTTTCTCATGGATGCTGCGGTGATTCATGATGTGGTGTGGCGTGAGGGTCGCGCGGATTTGGTGGCTTCGCTTCGTGCGCATGTGAAGGCGTTTATGGGCATGTTGGATCGTTATTCGGTTGATGTGGCGTCTGGTGGCCGTGGTGGGGGTTCTGCGGTGGCGATGATTGACCGGTATAGGAAGCGTAAGGGGGCCTGATTAGGTGTCTGGTGTTGTTGGGTCTCAGGTTCCTCGTCATCGTGTTGCTGCGGCGTATTCGGTGTCTGCTGGGGGTGATGCTGGGGAGTTGGGTCGTGTGTATGGGTTGACGCCTGATCCGTGGCAGCAGCAGGTGTTGGATGATTGGCTGGCTGTCGGTAGCAATGGCAGGCTTGCTTCGGGTGTGTGTGGGGTGTTTGTGCCTCGCCAGAATGGCAAGAATGCGATCCTTGAGGTTGTGGAGTTGTTTAAGGCGACTATTCAGGGTCGCCGTATTTTGCATACGGCTCATGAGTTGAAGTCGGCTCGTAAGGCGTTTATGCGGTTGCGTTCGTTTTTTGAGAATGAGCGGCAGTTTCCTGACTTGTATCGTATGGTGAAGTCGATTCGGGCGACGAATGGTCAGGAGGCTATTGTGTTGCATCATCCGGATTGTGCCACGTTTGAGCGTAAGTGTGGTTGTCCGGGTTGGGGTTCTGTTGAGTTTGTGGCCCGTTCTCGGGGTTCTGCTCGCGGGTTTACGGTTGATGATTTGGTGTGTGATGAGGCTCAGGAGTTGTCGGATGAGCAGTTGGAGGCTTTGCTTCCTACCGTGAGCGCTGCCCCGTCTGGTGATCCTCAGCAGATTTTCCTTGGCACGCCGCCTGGGCCGTTGGCGGATGGTTCGGTTGTGTTGCGTTTGCGTGGGCAGGCGCTTGGTGGCGGTAAAAGGTTTGCGTGGACGGAGTTTTCGATTCCTGACGAGTCTGATCCGGATGATGTGTCACGCCAGTGGCGGAAGTTGGCGGGGGATACGAATCCGGCGTTGGGGCGTCGCCTGAATTTTGGGACCGTGAGCGATGAGCATGAGTCGATGTCTGCTGCCGGGTTTGCTCGGGAGCGTCTTGGCTGGTGGGATCGTGGCCAGTCTGCTGCGTCTGTGGTTCCTGCTGATAAGTGGGCTCAGTCTGCGGTGGATGAGGCGAGTCTGGTTGGCGGGAAAGTGTTTGGTGTCTCGTTTTCTCGTTCTGGGGATCGGGTTGCTTTGGCTGGTGCTGGCAAGACTGATGCTGGGGTTCATGTTGAGGTTATTGATGGGCTGTCGGGGACGATTGTTGATGGTGTGGGCCGGTTGGCTGACTGGTTGGCGGTTCGTTGGGGTGATACTGACCGGATTATGGTTGCCGGGTCTGGTGCGGTGTTGTTGCAGAAGGCGTTGACGGATCGTGGTGTTCCGGGCCGTGGCGTGGTGGTTGCTGATACTGGCGTGTATGTTGAGGCGTGTCAGGCGTTTTTGGAGGGTGTCAGGTCGGGTGTGATCAGTCATCCGCGTGCCGATTCGAGGCGCGATATGTTGGATATTGCTGTGAGGTCGGCGGTTCAGAAAAAGAAAGGTTCTGCGTGGGGTTGGGGTTCCTCGTTTAAGGATGGTTCTGAGGTTCCTTTGGAGGCTGTGTCGCTGGCGTATCTTGGTGCGAAAACAGTTAAAGTGAAGCGGCGTGAACGGTCTGGTAGGAAGCGGGTGTCTGTGGTATGAACTCGGATGAGTTGGCTCTGATTGAGGGCATGTTTGATCGTATCCAAAGGTTGTCTTCGTGGCATTGCCGTATTGAGGGCTACTATGAGGGCTCGAGCCGGGTGCGTGATTTGGGGGTTGCTATTCCTCCGGAGTTGCAGCGTGTGCAAACGGTGGTGTCGTGGCCTGGTATAGCTGTGGATGCTTTGGAGGAGCGTCTGGATTGGCTTGGCTGGACTAATGGTGACGGCTACGGCCTGGATGGCGTGTATGCTGCGAATCGTCTATCAACCGCGTCATGCGACGTCCATCTTGATGCACTAATTTTTGGGTTGTCGTTTGTTGCGATCATTCCTCATGGTGATGGTACGGTGTCGGTTCGTCCGCAGTCACCAAAGAATTGTACGGGCAAGTTTTCGGCTGACGGGTCTCGTTTGGATGCTGGCCTTGTGGTGCAGCAGACGTGTGATCCTGAGGTTGTTGAGGCGGAGTTGTTGCTTCCTGATGTGATTGTTCAGGTGGAGCGGCGTGGGTCTCGTGAGTGGGTTGAGACGGGCCGTATCGTGAATAGTCTTGGGGCGGTTCCGTTGGTGCCGATTGTGAATCGGCGTAGGACGTCGCGTATTGATGGGCGTTCGGAGATTACGAGGTCTATTAGGGCTTACACTGATGAGGCTGTTCGCACACTGTTGGGGCAGTCTGTGAATCGTGATTTTTATGCGTATCCTCAACGTTGGGTTACGGGTGTGAGCGCGGATGAGTTTTCGCAGCCTGGCTGGGTCCTGTCGATGGCTTCTGTGTGGGCTGTGGATAAGGATGATGACGGTGATACCCCGAATGTTGGGTCGTTTCCTGTCAATAGTCCTACACCGTATTCGGATCAGATGCGGCTGTTGGCGCAGTTGACTGCGGGTGAGGCGGCTGTTCCGGAACGCTATTTCGGGTTTATCACGTCTAACCCGCCTAGTGGGGAGGCTTTGGCTGCCGAGGAGTCTCGGCTTGTGAAGCGTGCTGAACGCAGGCAGACGTCGTTTGGTCAGGGTTGGCTGTCGGTTGGTTTCTTGGCTGCCAGGGCGCTTGATTCGAGTGTTGATGAGGCCGCATTTTTTGGTGATGTTGGTTTGCGCTGGCGTGATGCTTCGACACCGACTCGGGCGGCTACGGCTGATGCTGTGACGAAGCTTGTTGGTGCCGGTATTTTGCCTGCTGATTCTCGTACGGTGTTGGAGATGTTGGGGCTTGATGATGTGCAGGTTGAGGCTGTGATGCGTCATCGTGCTGAGTCGTCTGATCCGTTGGCTGCGCTGGCTGGGGCTATTTCGCGTCAAACTAACGAGGTATGATAGGCGATGGCTTCGGGGGTTGAGGCGAGGCTTGCTGCGACTGAGTATCAGCGTGAGGCGGTCAGGTTTGCTGGGAAGTATGCGGGCTATTATGCCGAGCTTGGTCGTTTGTGGCATTCCGGGAAGATGACAGATGCGCAGTATGTGCGTTTGTGTGTGGAGTTGGAGCGTGCCGGCCATGATGGTTCGGCATCGTTGGCGGCCAGGTTTGTGTCGGATTTTCGCCGGTTGAATGGTGTGGATCCGGGTTTGATTGTGTATGACGAGTTTGATGCTGCGGCGGCTTTGGCTAGGTCGTTTTCGACTATGAAGATTCTTGAGAGTGACCCGGATAGGGCGAATGACACGATTGATGTGATGGCTGCGGGTGTTAATCGGGCTGTGATGAATGCTGGCCGTGACACGGTTGAGTGGTCTGCGGGTGCGCAGGGTAGGTCGTGGCGCAGGGTGACTGATGGTGATCCGTGCGCGTTTTGTGCCATGTTGGCTACGAGGTCGGATTATACGACCAAAGAGCGGGCGCTTACTACGGGTCATACGCGGCGTCATAAGCGTGGTGGTAAGCGTCCGTTTGGTTCGAAGTATCATGATCATTGCGGGTGTACGGTGGTTGAGGTTGTTGGCCCTTGGGAACCGAATAGGGCTGATGCCGAGTATCAGAGGACGTATGAGAAGGCCCGCGAGTGGGTTGATGATCATGGGTTGCAGCAGTCGCCTGGCAATATTTTGAAGGCTATGCGTACTGTTGGCGGCATGAGATAATTTGATGTGGTTTCCGGGTGTGCACCGCCGGTTATCGGTGCACAGGGTTGTCTCCCGCACGGGGGCCAACAAGTTAGTGTTGTTTTCCGCAAGGAGTGTAGGGTTAGGCTATGGCCGATCAGAGTGTTGAAGAACAGAATGTTGACAATGATGTTGTGGAGCCCGGAAAGGGTGGAGACGTTGTTGATGTTGTGAAGGATGGGCAGGCTGCCGGCGATGATCATGCCGGTGATGTTTCCGTGAAGGAGGAGTCTTCTTCTGGCACGGATTGGAAGGCTGAGGCCCGTAAGTGGGAGTCTCGTGCTAAAAGTAATTTCGCCGAATTGGAGAAGCTTCGTACATCGAGTGACGATTCTGGATCTACTATTGATGAGCTTCGCCGCAAGAATGAGGAACTCGAAGACAGGATCAACGGGTTTGTTCTTGAGGGTGTGAAGCGCGAGGTTGCTTCAGAGTATGGTTTATCCAGTGATGCGATCGCTTTCTTGTCGGGTGGCGATAAGGAGTCGCTTGCCGAGTCTGCGAAAGCTTTGAAAGGTTTGATCGACCATAGTAGTGGTGGCGCGGGTGTGCGCCGTCTTGCGGGGAGTGCCCCCGTTGATGATGTTAAACGACGTGAGGGTGTCGCTTTTGTGGATGCTCTTGTCAATAATTCTAGGAGATGATTTCTGATGGCTGACGATTTTCTTTCTGCAGGGAAGCTTGAGCTTCCTGGTTCTATGATTGGTGCGGTTCGTGACCGTGCTATCGATTCTGGTGTTTTGGCGAAGCTTTCGCCGGAGCAGCCGACTATTTTCGGGCCTGTGAAGGGTGCCGTGTTTAGTGGTGTTCCTCGCGCCAAGATTGTTGGTGAGGGCGAGGTTAAGCCTTCCGCGTCTGTTGATGTTTCGGCGTTTACTGCGCAGCCTATCAAGGTTGTGACTCAGCAGCGTGTCTCGGACGAGTTTATGTGGGCTGATGCTGATTACCGTCTGGGTGTTTTGCAGGATCTGATTTCGCCTGCCCTGGGTGCTTCGATTGGTCGCGCCGTGGATCTGATTGCTTTCCACGGTATTGATCCTGCCACTGGTAAGCCTGCTGCGGCTGTCAAGGTGTCGCTGGATAAGACGAAGCATATTGTTGATGCAACCGATAGCGCTACGGCTGATCTGGTCAAGGCTGTTGGCCTTATCGCTGGGGCCGGTTTGCAGGTTCCTAACGGTGTTGCTTTGGATCCGGCGTTCTCGTTTGCCCTGTCTACTGAGGTGTATCCGAAGGGGTCTCCGCTTGCCGGCCAGCCTATGTATCCTGCCGCCGGTTTCGCTGGCCTGGATAATTGGCGCGGCCTGAATGTTGGTTCTTCTTCGACTGTTTCGGGTTCCCCGGAGATGTCGCCTACGTCGGGTGTTAAGGCTATTGTGGGTGATTTCTCTCGTGTTCATTGGGGTTTCCAGCGTAACTTCCCGATCGAACTGATCGAGTATGGTGACCCGGATCAGACTGGGCGTGACCTGAAGGGCCATAATGAGGTTATGGTTCGTGCCGAGGCTGTCCTGTATGTGGCTATCGAGTCGCTTGATTCGTTTGCTGTTGTGAAGGAGAAGGCTGCCCCGAAGCCTAATCCGCCGGCCGAGAACTGATTCATTTGTTGCGATAATGTTTATGCTGTGTGCAGGGGGTGGTGTTGATGGGTATCATTTTGAAGCCTGAGGATATTGAGCCTTTCGCCGATATTCCTAGAGAGAAGCTTGAGGCGATGATTGCCGATGTGGAGGCTGTGGCTGTCAGTGTCGCCCCCTGTATCGCTAAACCGGATTTCAAATACAAGGATGCCGCTAAGGCGATCCTGCGCAGGGCTTTGCTGCGCTGGAATGATACTGGCGTGTCGGGTCAGGTGCAGTACGAGTCGGCGGGCCCGTTCGCTCAGACTACACGGTCTAATACTCCCACGAACTTGTTGTGGCCTTCCGAGATTGCCGCGTTGAAGAAGCTGTGTGAGGGTGATGGTGGGGCTGGTAAAGCGTTCACTATCACACCGACCATGAGGAGTAGCGTGAATCATTCTGAGGTGTGTTCCACGGTGTGGGGTGAGGGTTGCTCGTGCGGGTCGAATATTAACGGCTACGCTGGCCCCTTGTGGGAGATATGATATGACCAGTTTTCCTTACGGTGAAACGGTTGTGATGCTTCAACCGACTGTTCGTGTCGATGATCTTGGAGACAGGGTTGAGGATTGGGGGCATCCTGTAGAAACCGTGTACCATAACGTGGCCATCTATGCTTCCGTTTCGCAGGAGGATGAGGCCGCGGGGCGTGACTCTGACTATGAGCATTGGTCGATGCTTTTCAAGTCCCCTGTTGTGGGTGCTGATTATCGTTGCCGGTGGCGTATTCGGGGTGTTGTGTGGGAGGCTGACGGGTCTCCTATGGTGTGGCATCACCCCATGTCCGGTTGGGATGCTGGTACGCAGATTAATGTGAAGCGTAAGAAGGGCTGATGGGTAGTGGCTCAGGATGTGAATGTGAAGCTGAACTTGCCGGGTATTCGTGAAGTGTTGAAGTCTTCTGGGGTGCAGGCTATGTTGGCTGAGCGTGGCGAGCGTGTCAAGCGTGCAGCCTCGGCGAATGTGGGCGGTAACGCTTTCGATAAGGCCCAGTATCGTGGCGGATTATCATCGGAGGTGCAGGTTCACCGTGTAGAGGCTGTGGCCCGTATCGGCACCACCTATAAGGGTGGGAAGCGTATTGAGGCGAAGCGTGGCACGCTGGCGAGGTCGATTGGGGCTGCGTCGTGATCGTTTACGGTGATCCTCGCGTGTGGGCTAAACGCGTGCTCAAAGATGATGGCTGGCTGTCTGATATACCGTGTACTGGGACGGTGCCTGACCGGTTTGAGGGTGACCTGATTTGGCTTGCGTTGGATGGTGGCCCGCAGTTGCATGTTCGTGAGCGTGTTTTTTTGCGCGTGAATGTGTTTTCTGATACGCCTGATCGGGCTATGTCTTTGGCGCGTCGTGTCGAGGCTGTTCTGGCTGATGGTGTGGACGGTGACCCTGTGGTGTACTGTAAACGGT